GTGATTTTATAGATTTTAAAGTATCAAAAGATAATTCAGCTAAAGCTCTTTGAGCGTGAAAAGCTACATCGGTTTTATTAGCTTTAGTTATCAACTTGTCTTCACCAGTATAAACTATCATAAACTGGTTTATCAACTGTTCTAACGAAACAAATTGATAATTACCATAGTCGTTATCTTTGTAGTAATTTATATTTGTAACACCGTCTAATAATCCCATATTTTATTGTTTTTCTTGTTGAATATTTTTTATATCTTCTTGTGATGCTATTGACAAAAGCCCAGGGTCTTTCATTGCTATAGCAGCTAGTTGTAATATTTTAATAACTAATTTAGTTTCTTCTGATGGATGTAATTCAAAATCAGTACCGTTACCACTGTAAACTAAATTGCCATTAGCATTTATACCGTTCCACTGTACAGTACTAGGTTTTTTAATATAACTTACAAATAAGTTTGGTAGTGGAAGTTCGTTTGTACCTCTTTTAGTAGGATAAGGCGTTACTTTTATATTGTGCCTAACGTTAGGTGTTGAACCACCTGATGTATATCTATACCAAACAGGATGTGTTTTTGAAGGTTTTAGTATTAAAGAATTAGCGTGCATTATAAAATCTTCTGCTTCTACTTCTGTAGCTCTAACTCTTGTTGTAGAAAGTGGATCAATAAGTTCTTCTGTATCATTTGGACTATAGTCTACAGATACTTCTGTTATTCTATATATATAATCGTTAAATGCATCTGTTAAATCGTAATCACCAAAATCATTTGGTAATCCTGAATCGTTTATAGCTAAAGAAAAATTAGGGCTCCTAGTATAAAAATGAAACACATTTATTTTTTCTCTTATAATATCTACAGAGTCCGCATGTGTATCAGCACTACTACCAGGTGCTCGTTTAAATAATTTTAAATCATGAAAGTATTGCTCAAAAATATCCATCTGAGCTTGATTAGCAAATAAATTAAACTTTACTGGAGGTATATAACCTCTTTGCTCTTTGTTAGCTAAAGCTAAAACTCTTTGATATACAGTGTCTATACTTACCATTTATTTACTTTTTTTATAAGGAAAAACCTTATTTAATATTTGTTTTCTTTTTTCACAACCACATCCACCACTTGTTATTGTATGTACAAATTTCTTTACACCTGTTGCAGTTGTTATTTTTTCTATTGTATCGCCTAAGCCTTTTGATTTCATATTATAATTGTAGTTGCAATCGCCCCGTAGGGCGATTACCTCTACAGTTTGATTATTTTAATCTTTTTTGTATGTTTGAATATATCTCCATACCTTCATCAGTTTTAAACCAATGTGCTAAAGCCGTATATGGATGTTCATCAAATGGAACAGTCATTATCTTTCTATCATTAGAACCCCATAAAAAGTTTCTTTGATCGTTAGATAATTTAATAATTCCAAGCTCAACAGCTTTAATACCAAAGTTTCTAAGCTGTACATTGTCATCAGTAGCTAGTTCTAAGAACAAACTAGGGTTGTTACGAGCAAATACTAGTAAATCACGTTTAAGTTCCTTAGAACTCATCCTAGTTACCGCAGATCCAACTTCTACACGCATAATAGCTTCTGCTAAATCTAAATCCATATCTCTAGCTATAACTATAGCGTCTGCTTCTAACTCTAGTATCTCAATGTCACTAACAGCTTCTTGTACCGGATTATATTCATAAAAAATATTATCTTTATAAGGATGTATGTCTAAAAGTTTTTGTAATACTGTTTTTTCTTTTTCAACAAACAAAGCTCCGTTTCTAAAAATTATATGTTCTAATCTTTGGTCACCAACCATTTCGTCAACAAAAGGTGTTTTTTGATTTTGACAATATTTAAGCTCTCTTTCGTAGCCTTTTTCTTCATCAAACCAGTATATACCAGTTCCTTTTAACATATATGATAAAGGCTTTTTACTATTTTTTAAGTAGTAAGCTCTATCTTTTATTTCCCACTTTGGTTTTTTAGGTGTTGGTGTTTCAACAACTGGTGCTTCAACAACAGGTACCTCTACCTCTTCTTTTTTTGTTTTCTTTGCCATAATATAATATATAATAAAATTAATAAAATAAAAGGCCGAGGCCGAAGCCTCGGTCTTTTAAAAATAGTTTACTGCATTAACATAAAGTTGTTTGCACCTTGAGTAATCAAACATCTTTCAGTTAAGAAGTGAATTTGCATTGCGTCTAAAGCAGATGTAGCAGCACCAACAGAACCAGTAACCCAAGACTTCATTCTTCGATCATCAGTTTGTGAAGCTCTAAATCTAACGTGTAAGAAAGGACGCTTCATACTAGCTCCAACAGTTTGATCATAAACTGAAGAAGTACCAGCAGGAATTAAGACACCTCTAATAGCATTAGCAGCGTTAGCAGCATTAATACCACCTCTAGTAGCTAAATCATTTAAGTATCTAAAGTCAGACT